CCAAGAGCGGATCGGTGACGCCGGCCACCGGCCCCGGCGCCATGGTCACACGCGCCGGTTCGGCGTTGAGGGTCGGGGGTCGGCGAGGCGGTGCTGAGGCCTGGCGCGGTTCCGGCGGCTGCATGGTCGCCGCAATCCTGTCCTCGAACGTCGGCATCGCCGGTTCGGTGAGGTCTGGAATGACCGTCGGTGCATCGGGCGGTGGGGAGACGCCGGTTGGCGGGGAAGCATCTTGCTGACCCATGCCGATCTTGGCGCGGAACTGGTCCGGGCTCAGGTCGGCGTAATACCGGCGATGCAGGGCATCGGCCAACTGATCATCGCTGAGGTCCGCGTATTGCGGGAACTTGGCGCGAACGTCCTTGATCGTGATCATCAGCGGATTCCGAGCGGATCATTGTCAATCGGTGAAGTGGGGTCCGATGGCAGCACCGGATCGGCCGGCGGCTGCATCGCCGCCGGCGCAGCTGGGTTCAGCGCGGCGATGGGCCAGAAATTGCCCTGGCCGTCCAGTTTCCCCCACACCCCGTTTGCATCCTGGAACGGCTGACCGTAGAGGCGCGGCGCCTTCTTTGCTGCCGGGGCGCCGGAGCTGCGGCGTGGCGCGGAGGTGCGGGTCGGCATGGTCGCCTGCTTGATCATGGTGGAGGCAATACCCTTGAGATAGTCCGGCGCGTCCGGGTTGTTCAGCACATCCAGTGCGGCGCGTGCCTGTGGCGTCGCCGCCGCCGGCCCAAGAAGGGATTCCGTCATCGCGCTGGCATCTGCGGCGCGGCGGTCATCATAGAGCTTGGTGGCACGCGCCCCGATCAGGGATGTCGCTATGGGTGCGAGAAGCGCGAGAAGCGGGCTCGTCGTGCCCTGCGCCGCCCCCATGGCGCTCTTCAGCATCTGCATCGTCATGTCATAGCGGGCCGGCGATCCCCTGCCGCCCATCCATCCGCCGCCGGCCGGTGCCGGGGCGGGTTGCGATTTGGGGCCGATGCCCCCGATACCGATCGGCTTTGGCATCAATGCACCGTCTTTCCATACACATGGCTCTCAAGCACGTCGATCCGGGTCAGCGCGTCGCGCAGCGCCACGAGCAAGACCCCGAAGGCGTCGATTACCGAGATCGACTTGCCGTCGCCCAAACCGGTCAGCGCGTGGAAGTCCTCTGCCATCGGCCCGATATGGGTTTCCCCCACGTCGTCGGCCGGCGCGTGTTCCGGCTTGTAGGACCAGACATGCACTGGCATCTGGCACACCGCGTCAGTGAGGCTTTCCTGTGTGATGACAGGATCGCCAAGGCCCTGCGCCACCTCACGCGCCACGATCTCCGGCCCGACATCCTTGAAGTCACGGCTGCACTTCATCAGAAGGCCGGCCCCGATGGAGCCGATGGCGCCTGCGGTCTGGGCCTTCTGCTGCTGCTGCGCGTTGTATTGCGCCATTTCGTTCTGGTATTGCTGGCCAACAAGCCCGCTGTAGTTCACCCCGGACGCCGCACCGCTGGGGGTCGCATTCGGTGGATTGTAGGAACCACCCATGGCCGCCATGATTTCGGCGATGGCGTTGCTGCGCTGTGCCGAATCCAGACCGAATTGCCGCGACTGCTCCTGGCCCGCCGCGATGTCGGCATCCATGGCCAAGCGCGAAAGCGTGTCCTGGGTCTGCTTCTGCTGCGCGCCATAGGCCTCATTGAAGGCTTCGCCGCCCACCGGCAGACCGCGCGCCTGCAGGTTGGTCAGAAGGCGGGAGTTCGATTGGTCGACTCCGTCCTTCATCATGGACCAGTTGCGATCAAAGATGCTCTTCGCGATGTTGAAGCGGTCACCGACCCGTGCCGCCGCCGGCATGCCATCAACGTTGTCTGCGATCATGCGCTGGGTCAGCCCGAGCGAAGCGGGCTGCAGCATCTCGCGGATGGATTTCTCCCAGGGGCTTTCGACGGTCTGAGCCGCGGCCTGCGACCCCTTCGGCGCCACTCCCTGCACGAAGTTGCCATTGCTGTCGGTGTAGCCGTAGCGCACGCCCGAGCCGGACGGCGAATAGGTATCGACGCGGTTGAACTGCGCTTCGGCCGACGCGGTTTCGTAGGCGTCAGGGGCCTCTGGTGCTTTGCTGCCTTTCCCCATGGCCTCCGATCCATTTGCAGGTGTCACGATACGTCTGGAGGACTACCAGCGCGCCGCCATCGTGTGCGGCGTGTTTGATGATGGCCTGTGGTTCAAAGCCAAGCTTGGTGGCGAGGTTCAGGGAAGGAAGGTTTGTCGCTGGAACCAGCACCGTGACGGCGAGACAGCCAAGCTGCCCGAACGGGTAATGGAACAGCGCGAAGAGCGTGCGGCGGTCGGCCCAATTGGACCCGGGCCGGGCGGCGATCGAGGCTTCGACGTGAACGCCATTCCACCGCTCGAACGCGACGCCCGCAACCAGCCGGCCGCCCTTGACCACGCCAAGCGCCTTGGTGTCGGCAGAGAAGGAATAGCCGGGAATGCGCCGCGCGATCCATGTGGCTACCTCGCGGTCAGCGCCATAGACCACCGCCCCAAGGCGGGTTATGCCACGGCCGCCTTCAGGCTGATCAGTTCGGCCCATGCCGCTGTGACCTCCAAGGTGATCTGAAACCGCGACCCCACCGCATCGGTGACGATCTCGTCGGACAGGGTGACCGTTCCGCCGTCATCTTCCTCGGGTTCGACCGTCACGACCTGCTCCGCTTCGGCGATGTCGGCTGATGTATCGTTGGTGTCCGACAGAACCACGAGCCGCACCTGAAGCGGGCCCTGCGCCCGGATCGTTGGCTTCACCCAAGCTACACCGGCATCCCGGCTAGTCTCGAACCAGCCGGTGACAAGACGCGCCGTCATGCTTTCGCCCGATGATCTGGGCTTGATCGTGCCAAGCCGGCCGTCGAAGCCGGTGATCTGCGGGGCGCCCGCTAGGTTGTGCCAGTCGCGGGCCGGCATGTCAGCCGTCGCCCAGGACCGGCTTTGCGTGTAGTAAACCCACTGTTTCGCCGTCAGCCCCTCTGCCCGGCTCACCACTACCATCGAGCCATCGGCGGCTGTCGTCATGGACCAGGTTCCCCCGCCTTGCTCGACCGCTTCCATGATCTCCCCGGCGATCGGTGCGGTGATCTCGGAGGCCAGTGCCATGACAGAGGCGCGCAAGGATTCTCCGATGGAAACCACACCTTGCGCCGTAAGCATCCACGCATCGGCGCCAACCTCGGCAAATGCTTCCCGGCTGACCGGTGCCGCGGCCTGAACCCGCCCGGTGAGACGCCAGTCTGCGGAATCCCCCGGGTCAAGGCCCTCGTAGATCGCCATCTGACCCGTGGTCGTGATTATGCAGAGCATGTCGTTCATGCCGTGCCCGGCATCGACGGTCAGGGAGACCATGGCCGCAATTGACCCGGTGATGTTGCCAAGACGGTCCAGCGGGAACCGCGCCAGGCCACCCGATACCGCGCCGACATCGCCGTAGTAGAATTCGAGGCCTCGGCCGGAGCGCCAGAAGAACAGGCGGTCGTGATGGGCTATCACGCAATCGAAGCGGGCAGGATCGGCCCCGGTCGTCGTCGTGAATGAGGCGTTGGAGAACGCGCTGCCATCGTAGCGGACCGGATCAGCGATGCCGTCGGCCATGATGATGTTGGAGCTGATCGCCGCCGCCATGGCCCGACCGCCAAAGATGCGCGACAAGCTGGCGCCATCGCATGTCGCCTCGGAACCGGTCATCTCGATGTAGCGTGGGCTTCGCCCGAATTCATACGGCACGCGCTGGATGATCGGCGCGGGTTCGCCGGTCCAGGTGATGCCTGGGCGCAGCACCAGGGAGACGCCGTTGGATCGCCAGTTCTCCATCTCGGCGGCGTAGAGATTGGAGACCTTGGCGGCCTTGGCCTCCACGAACATGCCGTTCAGCGGAAGCGGCAGGTCGATCTCGCGCGCCAGGGCCGGCGAGGAACGGCGCTGCTTGCGACGGGCGTATCTGCTGATCATGTCCGCACCATCCAGTAGATTGCCAGCACCGGGGGCAGTATCTGCACCGGGTCACCGGAGCCGGCGCTCTGAACCGAAACCCCGGTCGTGGCGGCGTCGATGGTGCCGCCTGCCGTCGCGCTGTTGATGACGATTCCGGTTGTGGCGCTGCCGGTGTCGCCGGAGGCCGGAACGGGCTGGGCCACCCCGCTATCGGCGGCCGTTGACCCGACGACTGCGGCGGTGTGAACGTGGCCGGGGTCGGTGATGTCGTGGCTGTGTGGCGACCCGGTGAAGCCGTGGCTATGGCCGGTGTCGGCGACATCATGGCTGTGTGACGGCATCTGCGCGACGGTCAGGCTGACCTGATGCGCCCCGCCCGTGGCAAGCGCGGAAAGGCCGGCCGCACCCCCGGACCCGATCAGCATGCGCCCGGTGAGGTCGGGAAGATCGAAGGTGTCGGCGGTTTCACCAAAGGCCCCGCCAATGACGGCGTAGAGGTCTGGATACTCAAACTTCAGGAGCGTCTGGCCGTTGCACAGCTTCCATCCGTCGCCCGGCTCTGTGCCGGAAAGCGTCGGAATGATCGTGCCCGTCGGGGTCAGCAGCTGTGACAGGGCAGCAAGAATTTCCGCCGGATCAGCCTTCACGTCATAGGTGCGGGTTCTGGTTCGGCTGGGGCTGTAGCTTGGCAGGTCGATCTGCGGCATCTACGACACCATCCAGCGACCGCCGCCAAGGGGCACAGCTTGCGGCACATCATCGCCACAGCCCAACCTGATCTCGCGCGCGCCGCCGGCATCGGAGCCAAGCTTCATCTCGATCTCGGCCTCATATTCCGCGGCGATCTCGGCGTAATCCTTGCCGAGCGCGCGGCGCGCGCGGAACGTCATGCCCAGCGAAAGGAGGTGATCATCCTCGAACGCGGGCTTGTCGGTGTCCGCTGTGAACGATGGGCGCCTCACCTGCGGAAGCGGCGTCACGCCGGAAAGCGGGCTGATGCGGCGCAGCGCCTCGAAGGTTTCCTCACCAAAGACGGCCACGTCCCAGCCCGGCCCGGCCTCATACTCCGCCTCGCCATCGGGGTCTTCGGTGATCGACAGGGTGGCAAGATCGAGGTGGCCATCGCGCGGCACAAACGGCGCGTTGCAGGTCGGCGGGCTGGCGGTGAAGTCATAATCCCCGGGCGCCAGAAGCGATGCCACGGGGAAGCGCGACACATAGTCGATGGTGATCAGTTCGTAGGCGGAAGGAACAGGCTCGATCCAGAGCGCATTGTTGCGGATGCGCCAGCCCATCTGCACCGGTGTCGCGGCGCCGCCGAACAACCAGTGCGCCCATGTCTGGGGCGAGGCTGGACCAACGAGACCCATGGGCCAGCCGCCGCGGTGTTCGGTGTTGGGAATGGCCCGCAGGAAGTCGGGCGGCAGTGGGTAAGCGTAGCGCCCGGGATATGTGGCAAAGGCCCAGGTCGAGTGCAGTTCGGAGATACCAAGCCAGCCGGTGCGCGTCAGCACGTCACGCATGGTATCGCCGGCCGCGATGCGCAGGATCTTCGAGACGCGGTTGTTGCTGCTGTCAAACAGGGAAGACGGAGCGGGCGCCGTGGCGTCCCGCTCAGCCGCTTCAACCGCGATCTCGAGAATGGTCCGCGCCATGGCAGATCAGGCCCGCTTGGACTTGCGCAGGCTGAGCGGATCCTCTGGGGTCGGTTCCGGCACGGCCGGGCTGTCGAGGTCGTCGTTGCCATCGACAAGGCCGCCGGTGAAGAGCGCGGTTTCGACTTCCGTGGCGTCGGGAAGGTCCGGGCCTTCCTGGGCAATCGCCTGCATCGCCGGTGCGTGCATGGTTGTGCCTGCGTTGGGCATCATGTTCGGCGAAACCTTGGTCAGAACGTCAAGCTTGGCCTCGAGTTCGATCAAACGGCGCTCAAGAGCGGTCTTGTCGGAGCGCAAGCGGCTGTTCTCCGCGCTCAGCTTGGCATCGGTGCGGGCCGCCTCGATCATGTCGCCGGATACGGTCTTCTGGGCCATCCAGCGCTGCGCCACCGCGTAGGCCTGCGCCACGTCCATGCCCATCGGGTTCACCTGCTCCTGATGCAGCGCGCAGAGATCTTCGATGGAGCGGATGTTGTTGATCGTGAGGTAGGCGATCTGGGACTGCGAAATCCCCGGAAGGTCTTGCAGCGGTGTCCCGGCGGTCGGCACGGACTCATACTGCTTGAACATCGCGAATTCATGCGGGAACTGCCGCATCGCCTCGGCCTCGCTGATGTAGCGGCAGGCGATGGTCAGGCGGTCGCCACGGGGGATCTTCGCGACACAGAGGCGCGTCACCCATTTCCCGTTGCGGGTCGGGTCCGTGGAATGAATCCGGACCTTGGCGTAGAAGAACTGGACATACAGCCCGCCCGATGACTGCACCGGGCCCAGATGGCTGGACAGGTCGATGTCGGTGAGGTTGCGCGAATGGCCGGCTGCGGCGGGGGCGGCGTGGTTGGGATACATCTGGGGCTCCATGGCGTGAATGAAGGCGGGCCGCCTTCGTTAGCGGCCCGCCCCAGCTGCGTTACTCGGTCAGCACGCCGTTCAGCATGCGGTTGTCGATGGTCCAGTTGCCCATCCCCGCGATGATCACGGTATCCGAGTCCTCGGTCAGCGGGCGGCGCGGGCCGCCCAGAACCACGTTGTTGCGCTTCGCATGCATGTTGATCTCGATGGTGTCGAGGTTCAGGAAGCGCATGCCTTCCGGGGCGTAGCCGCCCTGGCCGCCATCCGGCACGACCGGAGTCGACTGGAACATCACGTTGTCGAAGCCGGCGCTGGCCAGCTTCTTGTCCATGAAGCGCTGTTGCGCCTGCAGCGAGTTGACGAACACCGAATACCAGGTGTTGTCCGACACGATCAGGTTCACCTTGTCGGCGCCGCGCGTGGTTTCCAGCCACAGCGCCAGCATCTCCGCAAAGATGGTGTCCTTGTCAGGTGCGGCACCGATGGCGCGGCGCTGGTTGTCCCACCAGGTCGCGACGCCGGAGTTGATCCCGGCCACGGTGGCGCCGGCGGTTTCGCTGACCAGCAGGGCCAGCCCACCGAACTCCTTGCCGCCGTTTGCGGTGCCGTCGCCATGCGCGGAGCGATGCAGCTGGTTCATGATGGTCTTTTCGGCGTGGGCGATCCGCGCCTTGAGCATGTTGTGAATCTGCTCGGGCCCATCGTTCATCAGCATCTCGAGGCCGCTGATCGAAACGCCGCAGGCATACTGCTTCCACGGGTATTCGGCCGAGGTCAGCACTTCCTGACCAGCGACGTTCAGGCCTTCGCGACCGACATACCATTGGAAGTTCACGTTCTCGTTGCCGACCATGATCGGCGCCGTGATGACGCGCCCGCCCGGAACAGTCTTGTCCCGGCCCCTGCGGCGCATCTCGTAGTAGAGGACGTTGTTCTTCGAGATGGTGTCAGCCATCTTCTTGCGACGGTGCGCGAGGGTCGCCGTCACCATTTCACCCCAATTCGGGTTCGCCATGATGTTGCCTCATCAGCAGTCCCGTGCACCGTCCGGTTCAGCGCCTCATCCTTGTTGCCGGGCCGAGAAATGGCGCAGCACTTCGTCAAGAGGCGCGTCGGGTGACAGCGCATCGGGGCGACGACTGGCACCATGGCCCGATCCGTCAAGGTTCTTGCTGGCGGCCTTGGCGCGTTCCACGCTGCCGGCATCCGCCGCTTTCTTGGCTTCAACCCCTGCCACAGGTTTCTGCGCCTGTGCGGCGGCCTGTTGTGGCGCGGGTTGTTCGGTCGCGGCAGGCGCCGGCCGCAGCCGTGCCGTCAGCTGATCGTAGAAGCGGCCAAGATCATCGAAGGTCACGGGTTTGCCGGTCTGTTGCAGGTGCGCCTTCGCCATGCGTTCGATGCCGGCCTCGAGGTCACGGAAGAGCGGGCGCAGGGGCTGGCCGTCGCTGCCCTTCGCGTCGATCCATGCGTTCAGGTCGGTCTGGGTCGGCGGCGCCGCTTCGAACGGGCTGAACCCGAGGTCGCGGTTCCTTGCTTTCAGCGCGCGGTTCTCGGCCCGCAACGCCTTGACCGCCTCATCCTCAAAGGTGTCATCATCTTCCTCGCGGACAACCTTCAGGCCCAGATGCTCGGCTGCCTTGATGATCAGGTCTTCGGCCCCGTCCCGCCCGATCTCGGTTGCTGCCCAGGCGAGATACTTGTCGGGATTGCGCCGGGCGTAGTCGTTCAGCTTCACCAGGCTCTCGATGTGCTGCTTCGGCGTGGTGCCGAAGGCGGCGAGTTCATCCTCGTGCCCCCTGAAGATCGACAGCATGTCGTCGGCATCACGAAGCCTGGTGGCCAAGCTTTCGCGCTGCTCACCGGAAATGCCGGTCAGCAGTTCGGCATAGGGATCATCGCCAGCCGGCGGGGGATCGCTGGTGGCGGGCGTCGCCTGATCGCCGGGCGTCGCCTTGGCGGGTCCTTCGTCAACGTCCTTCGCGGCAGGCCGCTTGCCGAAGTTTGCGGAATCGATCAGATCAAGGCCGTTCTCGACCGTCACCATCTCGTCGCGGGCGGCATCATCCAGTTCGGGGAATGCCCGGCCGATCGGGGCGATGTCATCGTCATCGTCCCCATCCATGGCCTTGCGAATGGCCTCGATCACCGCGGCATCATCGTCGTCGTCACCTGGGGGGATGGTGCGGTCGATTTCGTCGTCTTCTTGTGCCATGTCTGCGCTCCTTGGCTTGTGGGGGATGGTCAGGCGGCGAGGTCGGCAAAGATTGCCGTCCGCTCGGCCGTCGTGAATTTCGGCTGGGCGCCGCGAAGCATCAGCCAGTGACCTCGCGGGCGATCCAGGTTTCAGCGACCAGCTTGCGATAGCGCGGTGTCTTGCCCGCTGGAATCCGCACCGACATGCCCTCGGAAAGCGGAAATCCGCGGTCATTGTCAGTTCCGGCCTCGAGCGTGACCAGCGCCTTGCCCTTGCGGCAAATCCAGATTTCTTCGGCCGCGAGGGCGCCGGCGGATTGGAATGAAAACGTGATGTCGGTTTCGCGCAGCAGTCCCATGACAGCCTCCGAGTCGTGTCACGCCCTGCCTAAGCCGGTGACGGCGCGATGTGCGGCGAGACCTGATCAGCCCGCGCGGTCTGCGGCCGACAGCGCCTGCGCGTGCATGGCCTTGAGCGAGAAGTCCACAAGGTGGCCCCGGGCGAGGTGGCGCATGCGCTGCGCCTCCGGCGGCGCGGTGCGGAATCGGATCGCGGCGTCAAGCAGTGCGATGAGCTGACCGGACAGCCGGTTGATGGCCTCGCGAAGCCGTTGCTCCTCGTCGCTTTCCTCGGCGCGCGGCGGCAGGATGGCTGGAAGGTGTTGCGCCTCGTTCTGACCTTGCTTCACTTGAACACCTCCATGTCCGTCGTGTCGATTTCGCTGGCGCCGTCGAGATCGGTTCTGCCAATCACCTCGACTGGCGGGCGATTCAGCGGGTCGGTCTCGATCTGCTGCTTCAGGTCCATCATCAGTTCGCGTTCCCAATCCCGCTCCGTCTGTTCCGGCTCGGGCTTTACCCCGGCGTCCCACTCCACCAGGTCATGGCGCTCCATGTATTCGCGCTTGGCGGCCGGATCGCCGATCTGCACGGGATCGAACACATCGCCGGCGACGAATTCCTGAAACTTCGGCGCCAGCATTGGGGTGGCAAGCGGCGCACGGGGCGGCGCCGGGGGGCGGCAGTTATGCGGCCATGGCTGGTCCAGGCTGTGCCAGCCGCCGCAGACGCGACACAGGC